GTGCATCTGCGATAAGGGGGGTCATCTGCGACTAGGCCCTCAAAAAAATTGAAGTCTAAGGCTATGGATGCTTTGAATGTTTTTTTTCAAAGGAGGTATATATAATGGGGGACGATAGTATTCACGGCGATATTTCATGGAACCCTCAGTTAGAAAGGTATTTTTGTGAAACAGGTGAAAAAGCCAACGCCCTCGCATGGGCGCATAAGAGAGGTGAAGAAACCTATTCAAAACATAAGGCCTATATTGATCTACCTGTTATTATACTTTCTTCCGTCGTCGGTTTTTGCTCTGTGGGGTCGCAGAGCATATTTGTGGGAGTACCTCAGGCAGGGGCGCTGGTACTGGGGGTAGCATCTCTATTTGTATCGGTTCTAAATACAATAGGTTCTTATTACGGCTTCGCCAAACGGGCTGAGGGTCATCGCTTGGCTTCCATTCAATATGCTCGTCTCTTCCGGTTTCTAAGCATTGAGTTGGCTCTTCCACGGGAGGAGCGAATGACTGGTCATGATCTTCTGAAGTATACCAAAGATGCCTACGAAAGGCTACAGGAGGTGGCTCCATTAATTCCGAGAAAGATACAGACCGAGTTTCATCATCGTTTTGATCTGGAGGTGATGGCGAAGCCTGACGAGCTGAACGGACTCTCAGCGATTTCCGTTTTTCAAGAGGAGGTAAACCAAATAATAACACCAGGTCAGCCTCAGTCCCCCCGTACACCGAGGGTGTTTTCATTAGAAAGGAGTAAACCCGTGAAAACCCTGAACCAAAACCCACCTTTGGTAGTACCTTTGGTTGTACCTTTGGTTGTACCTTTGGCTGAAGAGTAGCATTTTCCATTTTTTTTTTCTTTTCATTGAATGGGTCTGCCTTGGTAGCCCCCGACTTAGAAGAACCACGTATCAATACCTGCCGAAGACAACCCATGGGTATATTGGAGAGTTGTGCTAGTTGTTCTAAGTCTAGATGAGCCTCATCTGCTAGATGATGTAATTCGTTAAACTTCTGCCTATTGTTTTTCATCTAACCAATTGCCAGAAATAAACGCCGAGGAAGTTTCCGTAGATTTAAATGTAATTGCTAAAGGACTGATGTCTTATAGGTGTTACCCATTCAACAACTCCAACAGGTTCAGGGACATCAGCAACAAAGCAACATGATACCACAATAAAACCCATAGATGTTAAAAGAAGACCAGTAGATATACAGATGAGGGTGATAGAAATAGGATCCATTATACTGTAGGGACTGTTTTATTATATAAAAAAGTTCCGTAGAATAGATGCCATACCTATTGAAGATACAACCGGCGAAGGATGGAGTTCATAAATACAATGCTCTTTTTAAAATAAATGGAGAATATAAAACAGTCCCATTTGGTCAGAGAGGAGCCTCTGACCTAACAATTCATAATCAACCATTAAGAATGCGAAACTACCTCGCTAGACATAAACCAAGAGAAAACTGGAATGATCCTTTATCTGCTGGAGCATTGAGTCGTTGGATATTATGGTCTGCCAATTCTCTAAAAGAAGGAGTGGCAAACTATAAGAAACATTTTGGAATGTTGAAGGGTGGTATTGCTTCGTCAACGGCTCCTACCAATGGGTCTAAAGAAGAACAGGAAAAGGATGATGAAATCCTGGAATACCCTTTATCAGATAGCGACATAAAAAAAATACTACCTGGTATCAATGTAATTTCTTATCCTGAGTTGAACGACATGAGTCATATAGATCAGGCTTTTGACAAGCATGGGCGATGTATGATCTTGTATCTAACAGAGGACGAACATACAGGACACTGGGTGTGTATGATAAAGAAGGGGAGGAACGTTGAGTATTTTGACCCATATGGGGGGTACAAACCAGATGGAGAGAGTAAGTGGCTCTCAAAGGAAAAACTAGTAGAGCTAGAACAAGACTACCCCACATTATCTAAACTACTAAGTGATAGCAAATATAATGTTAAAAACAACCCATATAAGTTCCAGAAGGAAAGAAATGACATAGCAACATGTGGTAGACACTGTGTTTCACGCTTGTATTTTAAGGACCTGACCTTGGATCAATACAAGAAACAAATAGATGATTTTGGGACTAGTCCGGACGAGTATGTATCGGCCTTTACATTCAGATGGTTAAAACAATAAAATGGCTTCACCTGTGGCTTTGTGGCTTAGCCTATTCGCCTATTCGCCTAAATGTATTTTAAAAAAACCTTAGAGTTATATAGAAATGAGTAGCTACGCATTACTACCTAACTCTAGATCAGACCCCGATAATGTTTACTATACGGCTAACATTATTAACAACAGTACCTCAACAGGAGGAACACAAGATGATCCTGAGGCGATGTTTAACGAAACTCGTGATGTTCCAATAATTCGTGATGCGAATGATTTCAATGTAAGTGTCTTGAAAGTTTCAATTAATGGTGCTGGTAAGGATTTACCACTTCTAATACCTCAAATAAAACCTGGACCGGCTGAAGCACTTGTTGGAATAACAGCTGGAACATCAGCAGGTGCTACTGTAGGGTTATCCCTGACATATACTGTTCCATCTACATGGGGTCTCCTTGTGGGCGATAGAGTTACGGTTTCAGGAGTTACTGGTGACGCACAACAGATTTTATTTAATCAGACAGGAATGCTGGTCATCTCTCTAATATCAAATACTTCGTTTGTAGCAATATCTACATCTACAGGGCCAACCGCAATCACAACAATAACAGGGACAGAGGGAGCCACTGCGTTGGTGATACCCAATGGACTTACAAATACGATTTACACTGTTACATTGAACGCCGTTATGTGGGATGACCCAAACAGTGATGTAAAGTTCGTGACTTCCGGTCCCGTTAATCTTCAATGGATCCCTGAAAACTTTGACCTGGGTACACCCATACCAAGGACGAATACACCAACTCAAGAAGAAACAGATTATTATTATCTTTACACCTATAATCATTGGGTGTGTATTATCAATTTAGCCCTCGCTGAAGCGTATCGTCGCTTGGGTGTTTTTGCCGATGCGGCCCAAAATGGGTACCAACTTTTAAACAGAGTACCTGTGGTTGAGTATGATGAAAATAGCGAGAAGTTCTCATTCTATACAGACACACTGGGAACTAACTGGGGACTTTCACAAGGGCCACCTCAAATAGCAAATCTAGGACCTAATGGTACAAATGTTTTTCCAACTCAGATCGGTGAGGAGTTCATATATGTTGGTTGGGACGCTAACTTTGATTTACTACTGTCAAACTTTGATACGCAGTATTTTGGTAAAGACCAAATAATATGGGGAGCAGGAAGCGATGTGTCCGGCCCCGATGGAGTTAATTCTACGGTATACATACCTGAGGAAACACTCATTGTAAGAAATAAGCATGGAACTAATGTTCAGTCAGCGATTGATCCTTCAACGGGACTTCCTTACGTAACCCCAAACCTTTCATATGTGACTACCCAAGACTTTGAGTCAACCTCAACTTTATGGACCCCGGTAGGTTCTATTGTATTAACAACTACGCTCATTCCGATTCGCAGTGAATTCGTTTCTGGTCCAGTAGTTCTTGGAAAGGGAAATACAAACAATGGTTCTGGAACCAGTGGAACGGCATCTTTCCAGACTATTTTGTGCGATTTTAACGATGATATCATTGGCAGTAAATGGCGAGGCATGCTTGTTTATACACCAACCGCTGAATTCATCCCGGTATCATTAACAACCTCTCACCAGGAGGTAAAAGGTATTGATTTTAAGATAAACTGGCGCAATCGCTTAACAAATCAATTAATACCTTTAATTCTTCCGAATACATCTTCCGTCCAGGTCCGGCTGTTATTCAGACGAAAGCAAAGTTAAATAACTACGGGTATTATTTCCCACTACGGGTATTGTTTCCCACTACGGGTTGATTCCAACTACGGGTTGTTTCCGTATAAATATAAACTGACACCTTAGTATAAATGGCTTCCGAGGTTACTAAGGTGTCAGTTGTTGATTCACGCATTCTCCAGTCCAAGCCCAAGTTCGCAGTTGAGAAAGGTCCTCTCTCTCTTACAAATGTTCCATATCGTGCTATTACGAACTCCCAGTCACAGATGACTTTCAATATCATTGTACCTTCTGAGTCCGTCTTTATTGATCGTGCCGTAGATTGGCAGGCAACCGTATATGGTTCTGTTGATATGACGCTTACAGGCACGGGTCTTGCGGGCCTCCCCATTGCTGTATATGGCCGTGACTGCGCTCTTGCTCCATTCCCTCTCCATCAATTGTGTGCTACAATGTCTGCCACGATTAACGATACCACAACTGTTGTTAATACCCAGGATGTTATGAACTCACTCCTACGGCTCACGGATTACAGTAAGAATCGTAAGATACGCACATGCCCTAATATGTTGGATACGTATCAAACTAACCCGAATAACGTGACAGCAGTTGCTGATTATGCTGATTCATTAATGGCAGTTCGTCAAGGCGTTCTAACGAATAGCCCTCTTGGTGCCTTCAACCAGGAGCATGGTCCAGACCAAAAGCCTAACGGTTCATGGGGTGATTTCGTATGGACTGACTCAACAGGCCTTGTGGCAACGAGTGGTGACGTAACGACTGTCCCTGCTGGTACTACTACTTATTCATTCAGTGCTTCAGGTGTACCTATCTTTAAGGCATCTAACGTCACGGCGGCCTCTGTCTATCGTCTCTATTTCCGTTTCAAGTCCACAGAACGCCTACTCATCTCACCCTTCATCTTTGCTGATGACTGCGAGGTAACCACGGGTCTCTTTGGCATCCAGAATATCCAGCTCTTAATGAATTTTCAATCACCTCTTGGTGGTGGACGTGTTCTTCGTTTTAATAATAACCCTTTTGCTAATGCTACAAATACGGCTTCTTTGATTGCTTCCAATCAACAGTTCCAGAATGTCAATTCTGGAGCGCCATTTGCGAACCCTGTAGTTAATATTCAATACCTAACGCCTTCTCTTGATGTTCCTCTTCCTGCGAAGAATATCGTCCCATACATGGACTACCCTCGTTATATCTCTCAACAAAATATTGGTTCTATTACCGCAACTGATTTTGGTAACAATACCCTAGGTATTGCTACGGCTACAGCAACGCTCAACTCACAGACGATTACACTCCCTGCCATCCCTGATCTTCTCATCATCTATGTCAAACCCAATACATACGTGACTTCTGGTGGAGCGCCAGACCCCCTACAAGGTGACTGGGTACTCCCCATTACAAACATCTCAGTGAACTTTGACAACTTTGCTGGTCTCCTTTCATCCCACACACAAGAACAACTCTACCGCATGTCTGTGCGAAATGGTCTTGAGATGGACTTTGACCAGTGGCGTGGGTATGCGAGTTCTTCTGTGGGTGGTGGTGCTATTACTACACCAGTCCAGCGTGTTGGTCTTTCAGGTGGTCCCCTCATCCTCAAGCCTGGACGTGATATTGTTCTCCAAGCAGGACAGGCACCTTCTCTCGTTGGTAACTTCTCACTCCAGTTTCAACTTGGTGTCCAGAACCAAACTGGAAGCACCCAGACTAACTGTCAACTCTACGTCATCGCAGTCAACTCTGGCTTCCTTGAAACTATCAAGGGATCAAGTAGAATCATCAAGGGTATCCTCACGGAGCAGGATATCCTTTCAGCACCAATGGGTCCTGGTTCATCTGAGGCACACATGGGTCGCATGGTTGGTGCTGGAATACCTGAAGACGCACGTGTGATGGACGGCGATGGTCGTCGTCGTGGTGGTGATCGCAGTGAGCGACGAGAACACCGCCGTGGTGATCGCTCATCTGGTATGTCCAGCTACTACTAAACCGAAGGTGGGCAATGCTAAACCGAAGGTGGGCAATGCTAAACCGAAGGTGGGCAATGCTAAACCGAAGGTGGGCAATGCTAAACCTAACGGGAGGTTTTGCCCTAAAACGGCTAACCTTTTAACAAGAAATGAAAATATTTTTGAGGTGTCCTTCAAAATATTTTTATTTGACAAAAAAGAAAGTTAAAAAAAGGCCATAACCTCCCGTAAAATATAAATAATAAAACTTGCTCACTTTACGACCTATTTACCATCTATTATTGTTTCTCCCATATATTCCTCATCTCCCTCACGCAAAAAATCCAGGGGCCTCATTACCTCTTCTAGTGACTCTATTACCTCATCTACTGCGTCGGGTGATGGGTTCAACATGCGTTTTTCTATAATGTGTTCAACCACACTCCTGGAACCGGCACTTCCATATATTTTCTTGAACCCTTTCTCTATTTTATTTTTTAATGTGTTTGACTGACTATTAAACCATCTCCTAATATTCATTAATGTTGTACGGCCATTCCTAACAACGATGCCCATAGGAAGCATCGTACCTCCGTATCGTCTGTACCTACGACGTCGTCTTCTTTCATCGTCTGGTCTTGGGTCACCCATCGCTGAGCCTGGTGGTGTTGTTGAAAATCGTAATCCGTCTCTTAATAGATTTCGTCTTGCGATTAGACGAGTAAGATGTGCGTCATCAGTAGCCCTCATTTCTAGGTCTTCATCGCTCATATTAGCTCTAACAAAACCTACGTCAGATACAGGTCTTCTTACATTTCCCCCCCTTCCCTCTTCATCCTCTTCGTCACCAACTAATGAGTTCGCTCTTGTTCTATCAGGATTATCACTCGCATTTTCAATTGCTTCATCCAGTATTCTAAATATTTCCTCACGAACTACTATTTCTTCAGGTCTATTAAAAAGTCCTGCTCTTTCCCCTAATATTAACATCCTATTGCCCTCATCATCATACACCGGTCCTGTTATAATGTTGCTCATACGACGATCTATATCTCTATCTTTGGCACGTATTTGCGCCACTGTGGCCTCAGAATGATTAGCTAACCAAACCTTGAGAGTCTCTAAAAGAAGCAAAAGTTCCTCACGTTTGCCTTTTCTAGGACCTACGCCCCCCCTTCTCTCTTCAAATCCATGCTCATAACTCTGGATCCAATCAGAAATCCTAACAGGACGTAGGGTATGTTCACAGGCAGATGACATTCTATATTAATAAGTATTATATTATATTATGTTGAAATCACTACAATGCTACACCTCCTCTAAATCTCAGGGTCTTTGGTGCGAATTCCTTCGCATCCTTTGGTAATGGGTAGTTAGTGATTAGGAGTTCTGGGCGATCATCAGTACCAATCGTCTTGGCTGTATTCGCATGACCAGATTTATTATGGTGACCTATAATTAATACCGGAGTAATTGTAAATGCCTTAAAAAGCCCACGAATATATGGAGAATCGTTGATAGTAATCAACCACTTCCCCCTAATATCTGATACAACCTTAGCGAACCTGTCAAAATCAAACGTATTAGAACCCTTGGCATATGTGAGTCCTTCAGAACTCTCATAGGGTGGATCCATGAAAAAAACAGTAGATGTGGAGTCATTATCTTTTATGACCTTCTCATAGTCCTCGTTGGTTATATGAACCCCCCGTAGTCTCGCCTTGTATTCTTTGATATTCTTCAGCCGTCCTAGAGGGTTCTGGAGGCGCATTAGTTTATTGCCCACAGGTACTGTCTTACCCATCCAACCAGAACAAGAACGGATAAGGTATTGAGTAAGCAAGTCCTCTGGTTTTGTATAAATATGGGTATGATATGCCTGTGCTTTTTCCATGGTATCAATGTTTGGAAAAACAGCTTCACCAGAAACCTTTTGTATTGTCTTGAATATACCGGTTACGTGTTTATCAAGGTCGTTTAAGACTTCTCGTTGTGCCGGTTTTTTATAGAAGAATATCGCCGCCGAACCTGCGAATGGTTCAACGTAGGTAGTGTGAGGGGGGAGAATATGGGTTAATAGTTCGGCAAATCTCCTCTTGCTTCCTACACGGCATAATGGGGGCGATAAGTGGTGCGTCGCATCCTCCTCCATTTCTAGTATTAGTAAAGATTAGTTTTATGGAGTATGGGTCGCATTCTGCCCTTAGGAGTTTTCCAGGTAGGTTTTCCCTGTCGTAGAGTGGAATATCAAATCCTATAATATTCTTAAACACATAGACGTGAATATCACGATTATGAGAATAGAGTAAATGGTTTAATGTTGTAAATGGTTTCATCTAACTATATAATAGGTATTTCTTTAGTATCACTATGCTATGCCACTCCCAACAGCAACCCAATAAGAACCATTCCAGGCTATTCCACGACCATATCCGCTATCAAACGGATTATTCGTTGATGCGGTCCATGTTAAACCATCTAATGATTTAGCGATACAGACTGTACCACCAGCTTTTTCTCCAACAGCAACCCAATAAGCACCATCTGAGTTCCAGGCTATTCCACGACCAGCTCCGGAATTCATGCCATCAAACGGATTATTCGTTGATGTGATCCAATTCATGCCATCCATTGATTTAGCGATACTGACTGTACCACCAGCATTTTCTCCAACAGCAACCCAATAAGAACCATTCCAGGCTATTCCAATACCATGATTAGAACCAGCTCCGCCATCAAACGGATTATTCGTTGATGCGGTCCATGTTAAACCATCTGTTGATGTAGCGATACTGACGGCAAGCGAGCTTGCCTCAGAACTTCCAACAGCAACCCAATAAGAACCATTCCAGGCTATTCCATAACCAACCCCACCATCATCTCCAAACGGATTATTAGTTGCTGCGATCCAATTCATGCCATCTGATGATTTAGCGATACTGACTGTACCACCAGGACTTTCAAATTCTCCAACAGCAACCCAATAAGAATCATATGAGTTCCAGGCTATTCCATAACTACGCCCACCATCAAACGGATTATTCGTTGATGCGGTCCATGTTAAACCATCTGTTGATTTAGCGATACTGACTGTACCACCAGCATTTTCTCCAACAGCAACCCAATAAGAACCATTCCAGGCTATTCCATAACCAGCTCCGCCATAAAACGGATTATTAGTTGATGCGGTCCAATTCGTGCCATCTGTTGATGTAGCGATAGCAGTATAAACATATATTGGACCACTAGAATTATAAGTTAAATTATCCATAACATTAGTCATAAAACGAGGCAATCCACGTCCTGAGTGTTTAGCTGTAAGACCATTACGCCCGCAAACAGTGCGTACCTGATGAGGAGGAAAATAGACCGTTGTCATTTCTACTTAGTCTCAATAATTGTATTTTTTGGTATAGGCGTAGTATCAACCTTAGGATCAGCCTTGAGATAATCTCTTTGTTCGGTTAGACTGTGTCCCATGGCTTCTGCGTCCTTCTTCATTTCAGTCACATTGTATTTATCACTGAGGTAGATATGGCGGAGCATTGAGGCGGCGACATTCTTTCCAAAAATCCTATTCAATATGCGAGTTATGGCATTGACGGCCGTAAGCGCAGAACCATCAGCAGATACAAGGAAGGCAAAGGATGTGGCGAACTTCTTAGCACCTTTATGGACTGGATGGAACTTGAGGTAGACTTTAATCACATTCCAGAGAGACTCGGGGATGGTTATTTTCTGTTGGCCGTGTGTCTTGGCTGTCTTATAGACATTGAAGATAAACTGTTTTCCATCATGGTCCATATAGTTGCGATCGGTTGGTTCCTTATCAGTCCATTTCTTAACTACAAACATATGCTGGTAGTCCTGGTTACGTCTGGGCGGTAGTTCAGTATAGAGGCTTAGAACTAAATCATGAAGAATTAAATCGTATTGTTCGTTTGTAATCATCTTATTGTTCTGGATGACCTCTACTTTCTTTTCCAGGTCAGCACGAACTGCTAATACATCATTCCATGACATCCAGTTCTTATCTTCTTTTTCTGTTTTTTCAGAGGTATCCTTCTCACGATCAGCCTTAGCAGAAGCCATCATCTTTTCCTGCCAGTGTAAATACGTCTTCTTATATGCTATCTTTTCCTTTACGGTACTAAGGGCTGAGGTCATACATGCGAGGTACGTCTTCTGCGTTGATTCTGCGAGTTCATTTAATTTGTTCTGGATGATATCAAAGTTCTTAAGGAACGCTAGGTTCTTAAAATGTTTATCACCATTGAGGGTAAACAGGATACGAAGGTATGAGCCTACGGTTGTATCAGAAATCTCACGTTCCTTCTTGAGGGTTTCACTTAGACTTAGCATGTACTCACTAATGGTCTTCATTATACTTCTAGGGAAGTTTTTATTTCTTGCGTCTTTTACGCCAGTTTATTTTACCGGAAGTAAGTATATGGAAACCTACCTACCTGCCACGATCACCACTGTTGCTGAGAACCCAGTTTACCTGAATGGTATTAATCATGTAAAAGAAAAAGCAATGGTTGATAAACCACATCCTGTGGATGAGTTTGCCTTTGAGTACTATAAGACGCTTGATACTATGCGCCTTGAGTTTGGCGATGTAATCAGCTTGAAGTTCCAAAAGGAAAGAGAACCGAAGGAGAAGCAAAAGGCAGTCCTCGCTTCTTTACTAACTCTCCGGTCGGAAGAGTTTACTGAGAAGGTAAAGGCCTTTTTTACCGATATTGAGGCTTTCCTTACACGGCTGTAAAGAGATAAGGACCATAAGGTATTTACCGACTATTTTACCGACTATTACAAGTAAAATAACCGGTTATTTTACTTGTAATCTCCGACAGTATAACTATTCTTCCTTACCTGTATGTAAAAATCACCGACAGGTAAGGGAAATCAATTTCGGGGAAGTGTAAAAATCTCTTTTTTTTTCCCGGCTCCATGTAGAAATGAGTGTAAAAGCGGATGGGCTAAAAATTGACTGGGGTTTTTCACATTCTTTAGGTAGAACCAAAATGGGGGACACTGTAGAAATCCTTCAAAACTATGAGAGCCTCGGCTGGAAGATTGTGAGCGGTGATATGTCATGGGACCAAACGGCGAAGAAGGGAGCAGGTGCTAAGAAGTTCCTATTTCATTCTTCCTCTTGGAGGGATGATCCACAGTGTAAGCATAACAGCTCAGGGTATGCCTTGCTCACCGGCCCTAAGAGTGGAATCACAGCGATTGATGTTGATGACCCTAAGATGGAACATAATGCTAAACTCACACGAATGTGCGAAGAGGCAGGTGCCATCAAACAGGTAACCCGCAAGGGTACGCATTTCATCTTCCAATACACTGATCGCCTCAAGACCACGACCTCCCAGAAACTAGCGCTGGACATTCGCAACAACGATGCCCTCCTTTACTGCGAACCAAGCAAGTATGTGGCTTCTGGTAAGACCTACAGATACAAGTGGACGAACCTTCCTGATGAGGCCCATGAAATCCCTGTGATGCCAAACTCAATCATTGAGTATGTAATATCCCTTTACAAGCCAAACTTCACGAAAGAAGATAAAAAGAAGATCACAGCGAGTACCAAGAAAGATGCTACCAACATGGATAAGATGAAGGCTGACATCTCAACCGACCATGATGACATTCAGAAGGTCGTAATGGGAATCAACAAGGAACATGCTGAGAACTACGATGACTGGGTAAAGGTGGGTATCGCCCTTTACCATGCTAAAGTCCCCTGGACGATTTGGGATGAGTTCTCCAAGCGCACGACGATTGAGGGACAATATGAGGAAGGACGATGTTTCTATACCTTCCAGTCTTTCAAAGATAAGGTGATTGATGACCCCATAACCATAAAGACCCTTTACTGGTGGCTCAAACAAGAGAACCCAGAAGTCTTTGCTACCCTCATCAATCAGGAAGATACCGCAGAATACCTCAAGATGAAAGAAGAGTTTGAACGGGACAACTTCATCGTTGGAACCAGGCTCTGTCACCTTCACCAGAACGGCTCACGCTCCTTTATCAATGATACTGAAGCACGGCTCCTCTATGCGAACAAGGAATACAAAGTCTTTGATGGGGATAGGGTGAAGAAGCAATCCTTCTATTCAATTTGGCTCAAGGATCCAAAACGAAAGCAGTATGATCGCATGGACTTCTGCCCTGATGTTGCGAACTGCCCTGACAATGTTTATAACCTCTTCAAAGGCCTCCGTGGTGAGAGCCTTAGTATGGATGCCTCAGGCAATGAAATTGAAATGACCGATGCTGAAATCACAGAGGCGATTGCGCCTGTGCTTTACCATGTATCCTCGCTGACCTCTGGAAAGCCTGAGTACTTCCTCAAATGGATGGCGAACATCATCCAGAAACCACATATCAAATCGCAGACATCAATAGTACTGCGTGATGTATCGCAGATGCTGAAACCTGGAGGAGGTACTGGTAAGAACATGTTTATAGAATGGTTTGGTGAGAAACTACTTGGTGATGACTACTTCTTGGTGCTTGGTAATAACTCCTTGCTCTATGATAACTTCTCTGAACACTTGGAAAACAAACTACTGGTATATGTTGAGGAAGCAAAGGGACGTGATAATGTGCGAGAGATAGACTCCCTCAAGGCTTCCATTACATCCAAGACGAAGATGATAAATCGCAAAGGTGTACCAAAATATCAACAGAATGATTTCACACGATATATCTGGGGTACCAACAATGAGAACCCCCTACCATCATATGGTGCCACACCTGGTGATAGACGCTTCTGGTTCACAGATGTTGATACAAAGCATCGTAATGACACTGAGCATTTCTCCAAGCTCAATGATCATCTAGAACTACCATCAACACAGTTGGCATTCTATCAATACCTCAAGAAATATGAAACATGGATAAGACCTATAGACTTCCAGACGAATAGACCTCTTACGCAAGCATATGTTGATATGCGCAAACTCAATGCGGACCTCATCCTTCGCTGGGTCATCACAAGGGTAGAGACCGAAGAACATATTCGTGGTGCCTCCTCAGACCTCTTCAAGGAGTTCCAGGATTGGATGACAGAGCGTAATGAACGCAAGGCTGACGAATGCCATATAAGTCTAACATACTTTATTCAATACCTCACACGAAACTCAGAACTCATTATGGATCGTGAAGCTAAGGCTAATGGAGAAGGTCTCTACAAATCCAGTACCTCCCATATTAGACTGGATACTGGACGCTTACGAAAAGCCTTGGAGGAACATAACTATATTTATAAAAAAACCCTTGATGGGTATGGGTTTGTAGATGAAGAACCAGAGTAAAAACTTTAACGGGAGGTTATTGCTTTTTTTTGAGTTGTTTTTTTATCAAATTAAAATATTTTTTAGGATGCCTCTAAAATATTTTCATTTCTCATAAAAGGGAGGGCAAAAAAATGCCATAACCTCCCGTTAGGTTTACTTTATCCAGTTTTGTAAAGACTTTCCAAAGGTAGGTGAAGGATTGAAACATAATGGTCTCTTATCCTTTAACGCCTTAATAAGTGTCTTTAGTTTTCTGGGACGCTGGATACCCATTAATAGTGTAGTTAATGTGGGGGAACGCTGTCTACCTTCTACGCAATGTAAAAGTACCGGACCTTCTGCGATCGCCTCAAAGACCTGTGAGGCCCATTCAGGACCCATCTTTGTCATTATATCAACATTTGAAGGATGATCGTCAATTGGAAAACGAACCTTCTTAACATTCAATTCAGTGAACGGTTGATCCTTTGTCATATTAAAAACAGTTTTAATCTTATGTTTCTTCAACCATGCTTTATTAACAGCATCGTGAGCATTACCTAACCACAGATTACGCATTACCAAAGTAGCCTGGGGTTTACCTGAACCTGATAATCGCCTAGCATCACCTACGGGGTAATTCGCATTGAAATCTGTTATGGCCTTGGTTTTTCCTTCTTCATCCTTGGCTTCATCAAATGCTACCTTGAACTCCTCACGTAACTTATTATATTCTTCTACTTCCTTGCTATCCATATCTTGAAATGCCTTCGTTTTTTCTTCTTCTTCCTGTTGTATCCTTTGCTGGTCCTCTCGTTCTTTGTTAGCTGTATTTTGCCTTAGAGTTTCCACTTCACCTTCATGATCTGTGAAGAAGGCATCTTTTGGTATTTGTTCATCCAGACCACGATCATTCAATTCAGGTGCTTGGGTTTCTATGGTTTCCTCAAACTCCTTAGCTAGACTTGAGTATGCGATGTCTTCAGCCATTGATTCTATTTCACCAAACTGGGTTTTACCCCATTCTCTCAATGCTTGGACCTTTGCCCTCTTAATCCGCTTGAATTCAGGCATAGCAGAAGTATACTCTTGTAATGCTTGAGGTAATCTGTCTGACCATAACTCTACCGCTTGTTCTTCGTGCGCATCTGCTTCTATCTGATTTTGTATCCTCGTCAAACTCTCACCAGAAGGTGCTGATGATGAGGTATCTATTGGAGCATCCCAGTTGAATTCTTCGCCGTCAGCATCCACCTTCTTTACAGGCTCGCTTGGATCAAATGAATCCCAGTTGAATTCTTCCTCTGCTCCCCCACGCATAGACCGCTTGAAGAAATCGCTAATACTACGTCTTCTCCTGCCTTTTCCTCTTAACATATAGGCACGTATTTCTGATACTGTTCTTGATGGATTTATTGCCCAGTCTATTTCCCATGCTTTCATCAACGCCAGTTCATCAGGCACAGCACGTGGGTCTTTCTCAATTGCTTTTGATTTATAAAAGGCTATAATATCAGCCTTTGGTGGTGTTGGAATGCTGGTTAATGCCCCTCCAACTTGCCTTTCATGTAATATTGGGTCATCCTCCCTTGCCTCAGGTACCTGGAACTTACCTGATAATGGTTTAATAAGTTGTGGTGCCTGGACACTCGTATCAATTGTATTTTTTGGTCCTCCTTCCAAAAATAAATCCTCCTGATTTTCAGCCCTCATTAACTTATTCCATGTTTCAACAGTAAACCCTAGATTTTCAATATAATCTTTGAGCTTGGTGGTACCTTGTTCTAATACCACCTTTGCCCTTACCATTGGATCCTTCTTCCTAAAATCAGATGATAACCACTCCTGGTATTTCTTATCCTTTTCTTCCCTTGACATATTATTCCGTTCAGCAATTGCTACTTGATTTGCCTGGAGTAACTTGTTATAATCTGCCTTCTGTTTGTTGTATCCTGATATAAAGGTATTATACTCTTTCCACCAGTCTTCTGGATCTGAAAGTTCCGGTAGAGGTTGGAACTTTTCCTTGACGTAATGGAAGAAAGTAGGTGTTTTTATTGGAGGAAGGTACAATGCGCCACCGAAATCTTTTACATTGCCGTAATCTATTGAATCACTCAACATAAACTCTGCTAAACCGGTGTCGCCTTCAATTCCACCTTTACGCTTCTTCCTCCCCCCTACAGTCCTTGATGGTGGTGATAAATCTTTCTCCTCTGCTAGTCCGGTCCCTTGTGAGAACTTTTCCTGTTCCTCCTTGTATAAAAAGGTCCTTCCTAGTGCCTCTTGGTATGTGAAACCATATTTTCTAACTTCATTTATATCTTTAATTTCTTGTCTTTCTATATTTCTAGCGGTATCCCTTGCTAACTTAGTACCCTCAGCCTCCAGTTTTATTTTCTGTGCCTCTTGTTGGGCTTGTCTTGCGGTTACAGCATCATTCGCCGCCTTTTCTACTTCAGCATCACGCTCCTCCTTTGTAGCGTTTCTGTAGAAAAATATTTTCTCGTCCTTAACATATGAGCGTGGCTTTTCAGTGGCACGATCCACCATTACTGACAATTCTGGTTCTGTTTCATCTCTTGTCATACCTTCAGTTAGGGTATCCAACTCCTGATTGGTTTTCCCTTTATAATCTCCAGCGATTGTCCCTACGTCTTGTGCTTCTCTCAAGGCTTTATCATACTCCTCCTGAGTAATTTCAGCATTCATAGCATTACTATTCTCATCACGTAATGGATCCTCCTGGTCTGCCACGAACTCCTCTGCGATGGCCTCATCGTGTTTTACATCATCGGGACTGCGTTGTGAGTCAACAGGATTTGCGCTACCCATAACACCTCCTGCTATCTTCCCTGATACCTGGAAGACAGTCTTACCTATAAGGATTGCCTTCTGAGAAGCGGTCATAGCCTTTATATTTTTTGCTGATGTCTTGACTGCCTCAACTGCTGTCTTCTGGACGGCACCTGCTACTGCTCTTGCCTTACCTAGGATAGTTGTGGCCTTCGCTGTTGACGTTGCGATGTTTTTCGCAAGTCTGGAAGCAGGTGGAACAATAAAGGCTGATGCCAGGTCAAGGAGACACATAGGATCAAATGGTTTTCCTAAAATAGCATTTCCTATCATCTCTGTACATGCGGCCAATACAGAGAGCGCATTAGAAATAGGTGGAGGACATATTGAACCTATAGCTGACATACAGATAGATAAGAAGCTTACAATATTAGATGGGTCTGAGAAATACTGATTACATGAATCACCAAATGAATTCATAGCAGATACAAAAGGACCAAAGGCCTTATCCATAGCATCCTTTGAAAATGTACTCGCTAAGGTATTCCCTATATCCTCAAATCCTTTCTCCAGGTCTTTTCCTACCTTTCTCATGGTTTCAGCCACTCCATTTTTTTCTGGATCAAACGCATTCTCCAGGCCTCTTTTTACTTCATCACTTAACTTGCGCATTCCATCAGCAACCCCGTTTTTATTTGGGTCAAAGGTTCTAGCAAGAGGTCCATCAGGAGCAAACGCATCCATTAGTACTGCCGGCATATGTGTTAAGAAGTTACCAACTTCCATGAATGCTTTATCTAGTTCTGATCCCCAGCGCTCAAACTCAGCCTTTGCTTTTTGAGCCGTTTCTTCAGCGACTCGTTTAATTTCTCTACCCGCTTCTTCTGCTACTCTTTTAATCTCCTCCCCTGCTTTATCAAATGCTTGCTTTGCGCCGTTTTGGTTTGGATCTAATGCCCGTCCTATATCATCCCATATTGAACCACCATGTAGTTTTCTCTGCCTGTTTCTCTCCTGGCGTTTCGCTAAATCCCTATTTGCTAATACCCTCTTCCAGCGGGTCAAATGGACACATGGTCTTTTATTCGCACAGCCTATACACATATCACAATTCTCCTTAGCACATACACGACATCCTATCTGGGTCCACTGGACATCTATCAATGGATTAAGAAAGCACTTGTATTTCGCTTTTACGAACTCTTCTTGGTACTTTTTTTTTTTTTAGGGTTGTCAGCGAGGTCATCAAGCATCGCTAGGATACGTGATGCCTCTGTGGCAACCGCTTTTCTTACTGGTTTCTTACCACGACCCATGTTATTGGCCGCATTAAGACCCATAATTGATGGTCCTCTATCCCCTCTAGCCATTTGTGAACTTGATGGGGAGGAGTTAAAACTCTCTTCGGACCTGGGTGTGGTAGAGCCTGAATTCAAACTAATTTCAGGGACCTCTCCACGTTCTGCTCTTGGATTTGCGGGTAACCCTCGTACCTGTCCTGGTCCAGGAGTTGATAGGGGGCCTACATTAGAGCCAGGGTAATCAGGAGTTTGGGATAAATCGGTTTGATTTATCGGGTTTACCTTGTTTCTGGATGAGGCCTCAACCACATCTCTTGAACGAGCATTATCAATAGCAAGTTTGCGTTCATTTACTCCAAGGTTGACTGTTCTAGCAATAAGATCCAATAGACGAGCAATTCTATCCATAATAGACATAGATTGTTGGATATTGCGCTTTCGGGCAGGGCCAATACCACGAATATCAATAGGCACGGGTTCAGGGGTACGCCCCTCCTGAATGGCAGTGCGGTATTGAATTGATGCGTCCGCTGTTGGACGCCGTGTATCACGTCTATACATAGGTACATCAACCTCAGGGCCATCCAGGAGAGCGATGAGTTGGGAACGAATGTCAGCCGTATATGAATTATAATCACCAATCTTTGTTGATCCTAATTCAGAACCATTCTCATAAAGTTTTGTTAGGATTGTTTTGGCATTTGGCACGAAGTTGGTAAATTCTACAGCCAAGATTGAATCAAACAATGTTGTAAAAGCATCATCAATGGGGACGACTATTGCCTGTCTTGGCAATGATGATGGTATTGCCTGAGGTGTCTCAGCACCAAAGGCCGCAGATGCTCTCACGTTCAATTCATTTACACGCTCCTTGAGGCGTGTGGCCCCCCATTCACGTCCCGTTTTACTTGTGAATACTCCCCCAGATAATCCCACAGGGTCACAGTGGCCCTGGAAAGAAGTCTTTACACCTTCATTTGAAAACTGGCGAAGATTTGGATTACTCAAGAAATACTTCTCTTTTACATGATTATCTCTAAGTCTGGCCTTGACAGCATTATGCTCGGCCTCACGTTTTCGGTCATGCCAGGAACCTGAGTCGGAGGACGTTAATAATTCCATTGACCTGGTTGGTTTTGTCGGAGCATATTCAAAATCAGCACGACTTTCCATATGCTCACGTTGTCCCGGAAATATAAACGGGCGCTGTCTAGATGTAGGAAGTGTCATTTTCTACATCTAGTCAATATTTTATTCCAAAACTTTTGGGCGTATTAGCTTAGAGATCACCGCCTCTCTTTAACATTGCTGATACTTGTTTTGATGCTTCACCAAGTGTTAAACCCTTCTCACGCATCAACTTTGATACCATCATGTTTCGTTGTGATGGCGCACGTTTTCCTTTACGACCGAGACCTACTGTCTTGAGGGCATTGTCAGCCTTGTCAATACTTGGCCCCGCATTAGGGACCTTGGTCTTAAAGGTATTCATTGCTGAGCGAATTGCTGGCATATTCGCCTTGACATTGTTATACATCTCAACACCTGACTCTACAAAACCATCTATCTTCTTTGCTGTTGCTGATGTTGAGATCAACTTATCTACAGCAGACCGTGCTAGAGATTTGGCTGTATCCTTCCCAAATGGAGCGATCTCATAAGCCAAATCACCTGCCTGATCAGTCAAGAAACCTGCTCCAAACATCTTCTTGAGGAGTCTATGCGTCCTTGATCCACTCTTTTTATCAAGCATTTTCATTGCCTTATAAGAATGTTTCATTGGCATACGACCAAAACCTAGCTGTTCTATTTTTTCCTTGATTTTTATAGCACCTGTAGCATTTGAACCTGTGACACTTGAAAGAACGGTCTTAAACAATTTCGCATTAACCCTGATAGTATTATATAGGCCGAAAATCTTATCAACATACTGTTTTGCTGAATCGGGGAGATACGATTTTACTAAGTCATACCCCTGTTGGGCCATATCAGCATACTTGACTATATTTGGTAGATCGCCACCTGCTCTGCGTACCATGCTCTCATTGTCAGAAACATCATCATCGCTTCCTGAATCGCTATATCTGCTGTGGCTTCTGCGACGACGACGACGACGCCCTCCCGATAATTCTTCAGATGAATCGGAGGAATATGAACTGTCGGAGAAGTCAGATGAATCGGAAATATACCTGCCCTTACCTGTGCGACGGCCGTAGTCTTCAGAATCAGAGCATGAATCGGATTCAGAATCAAACGTATCTAGTCCACGGCCACGTCTACGACGATGAGTACGCTGAGCAGGTTCTTTATACATACCTCCAACCCTATTAGGGGCATCTGATTCAGCCCAGCGATCAAACCCATCGGTCATAAAGGTGTAATTAGTATTACCTCGTTCTTCCTGTTTGCCACGGACATAAGTAGTCATATCACCTGAAGACATTCTATACTTATAACGTATATTTTTGTCGGAGACTTTTCTCCACAATATTAGAATGCCAATGGAATGCCCTGCCTGTTTAGGAACATGCGAAGGGTCGTGTAGTGTTTGTAGAGGTTCGTGTGGATCAGGTATGGCTATGTCATCAACAGAGGATGAATTAATAGCACTCTTAGAAAAAAATGGTGGATGTGGTGATTGTGGAAGTAGTGACTCACCACCAGGTATTGAAGAAGTAATTATAGATCATTTTAAAAGAGGGCATACATTGGAGTATTTAGTAGAAAAGGAGGATGGACCCAAAGTAGTATTTAATATCAATTCCCATGGTATCTGGGACCCATCCATGACTACACCAAAGGAAATAGCAAAACTTAATAAACAGTTTTTGACATTCCGGTTCACGACATCTGGAAAACTGATGGCAGTACGTGGACGTCAGTTTGACAGAGATGTTAATGTTCTTTTAAAACGAGTAAAGTCTTATCAGCATCGTCATAATATGTGAGTTATCCTCCTATAAAAATTGATTTGTTTTTAACCAGACTATAGGGTAGCATGGTTAGAAATGGATGTATATATCTTATAACAAATGATAATAATGGAAAGAAATATGTAGGGCAACATCATAATACAAAACCAGCCAGAAGGTTTTATGAACATTGTAATAGTGCGATTAAAGGGAAATCCACATGTATTCTTGCTAAAGCTATAAGAAAAAATGGTGTAGAAGCATTCAAAATAGAAACATTAGGTATATTTCCTCACGATTCTCTTGATACTATGGAGTGTTATTATGCCGAACAGTTTGAAACATATATATGGGATGACCCTAAACCAGGATATAACATGGTATGGTGTGGCGGTGTTGGTAGGATGCGTGGAATAAAAGCAACGCCTGAAACAAAAGAAAAAATGAGTAAAACTAGGACAGGAAAAACTATCCACGATCAGGCCTTTAAAGATGCCTTAGCAGAAAGGAATAGGAATAGAGAATATACAGAAGAAGACAGAAATAAATTGTCTGAAATACATAAAGGTTTATTTACTAAAGAAATACGAATGAAAATGTCTGAAAGCCACAAGAAAAAGTATGAAGAAGATGAACAGTACCGTATTAAGAATATAGAAGGGCAGAGAAAACGCCGTCAAAATGAAACTGAAGAAGATAAAGAAAGATACCGTCAAAATACTAACAAACAATTCTCAACGCCTGAAGCAAGAGAAAAACAACGTCAAACTACTAATAAACAGTTCTCAACGCCTGAAGCAAGAGAAAAACATCGTCAAACAATGTTAAGGTATTATGAAAAGAAAAGAAATGAAGGTTTAACCCCGTAAATCTTCATCATGCTTTGGATTGCCGTCCAAGAAACTGTAGACTCTGGACATTGCCCACTGCTCCTTTGATAGTTTCATAGACATAGGAGCATTAACACCTTTCTCAAACGAACCCTTCATTCTTACAGAGGTTGGGTTGGTTTTATAGGCTCCTATTCCACGATTGTAGACTTCTTGGAGGGTTTTTTTGGAGACACCAGTAATCTTCGCAAGTACCTGTAATGAATACCCTTTATCTTCCAGGGCATATTTTTTCTGTATATTCTCCCTATGAGTTCCTGATCCCATTAGCATACTACGGTCCAATACGGGTTGAAATCCATGGAGGGTATCAGATTTCCTACCCTTTTTGGCTTTTATTTCATCATTGATTAAATCACTATCATAGAGTATTTTTTTATTTGGATCATCATAAAAAGATAAGAGTTTTCCTAGGACATTAACAAAGTCATGCTCTTTTAGTTTTATCGTTTCATACTTCTTCTCTTCTTCAAAAGTTTGTTTAAGAGAAGAACCTCTGCCACCAAGAGAAAAAAACGCAAAGCGCCGATCAGGAGTATAATTGAGTTCTTCTGCCTTTCTTCTTACATAGTTTTCTTCTTTCTCCTTCTGGCTAGTTGGTTTATCACCCTTTTCCTCTGAGGCTTCTACATATGAAGAGGCTTTCTCCCACAGGTCCTCCAATTCGTCCTTTACATCCTTTCGTGTTTTACCCTTTGGCGGTTCATACTTGTATCCTTCTTTCTTGAGGTTTTCCAAAAATGCGATTTCCTTTTCCTCTTTTGTAATAGGTTTTTGTATTTCTTGTTTTAATTCTTCCTTTTGTTTTACTTTTGGCTCTTCCTTTACAGGAACAACGGGAGGTTTGGGAGCATTCTTAGGTATTAGATTTAACTTTGCTACCTCTAGGAGTTGTTTTGAAACACTGCTCTGTGCCGTTCCAACCTTGAACCCATCCTTTTCCAGGAGTTTTCCTATTTGGGATTGATATAGAGATGGTTTTTCAATTAACAGCTCGGCGATACGAACCAAGCGCCATTTCTCCATGTCAGGATAATATGCCTTATCCTCACGAGGCCTTAGTTTTGACTTGTATTCTTCCAAGACTGATTTTACCTCTTTGACATTTTCAATGATTTCTTTTCTAGCTACCTTGACAGCCTCAATTACATTTGTTGCCACTTCCTTTTCCTCTTCTTCTGTTAAATCTCCAAATGCCACAATACCTTCTGGTAGTGCCTGAGCCTCAGTCATTCCCAGTGTATTTACAATCTTAGTCTGATCAGCAGGATCCAAGTTATGAAATGTATTTACGAACTCAAACACAGAAGGTATCTTCCCATCCATGACCACCTCATACACCTGAGGCTCCAATGCCTCAACTTGGATTTTAGACCCATCCTTTCGTCCTTTATAGTTGGGGATTGGTTGATGCGCTGGTTTCGTGCGAGCATGCGCCGTTTCCTCCCGTAGTTCCGCATAGTTTTTCCTAATACGAGGATTTGTTTTATCTCGCTCTTTTTCATAATTGGTCGTTATAGGTTCTAATGAAAGCGTAACATCCACGGTATTCTCTAGCTCGTTCTGAGCCTTCTTCCATTTCATATGATCCAGAATACTATCAATTAGTTGCGACTTTGACAGGCGTTCTATATTATCAATGTAATAAGCAAGATTGTATTGCTTAGCCACATTCTTAAGTTCGGTTATAGGATAATCAAACAACTTACTCATTCTATATCTGTATGTAGAAGTTTTGCTGTGTGTTCTGACACGACCCATTGAGGGAAGTTCTTATGGATTGCTACCCATCTAGAATGGATTTTTCTAATCTGAGCTGTTTCCTCCTTATCAAACCCTAGATACGTTTGGAGAAGATATGATAAAGCATGGTTACCTGTGGCCTTCGGATATAGCACGAAATGAGTAGCCTCGCATAAAAGAAGACGGGTTTTAGCATAATTAGATAAATAATGCGAAAGGCATAACATGGTAGTGACTGTATGCCGTCCCATAGTTGCGATGTCATCTATCAATTTATGAACCACCGCAGAGAATGGTTTTGTGAAGGTGTCGTAATCATCAAAAATAATCATACATTCACGTAATGGTTCTAAATCCTTTATAGGATTATCTACCAGTTTCTGAATATCAAGGCGACGTAATGGTCCGCCCTTTGTTGAATCAAGAGTATCATCCTCTTTCAATTTAGATACTAGAAAAACTTCACGGCCTGGGAATTGTTTTCTGTATCGCTCAGCGAGACCTTTTGCTATATAACTCTTACCTGAGCCGGACGGTCCCGCAATATACCACACTTCTCGCACGTCTTTATCACTAGAGGGAATAAGATGGAATTGTGAGTCAGGTGGTAAATCAATGGTTGTGCTTGACTCCTTTTCTGATCCTCCCACGAGTTCTGCGTATATTTCTTGAATGTGAGGGTTCGCATCATGAAAATGCTCTGGGGGTGTTCCATGTGAAAAGGCCTCTTGAAGCCGGGCCATCAATACAGACCGATCACGACTTTTCATGTTTCCAAAAGATACCTTAGAGAAATCAAGGTGTTTTTTTGGGTTCTTGCCTTTTGAATGAGATGCGTCATTTAAATAAACCTTTTCACCATCATAATCTCCTCCAGTTACCACAGCAATTGCTACAGACTTTGGGTTTTCTGGTTCAAAGGATAAACTGGATTCAGTGGGCATTTCTACTTTACGCTAAACATTTTAAACAAACACGCAAAACACACAACATTTTAACCGACAAGATGACCCTAGAAAGTTTGACGTTCTTGGGGCATTTTACAATTGGGAGTTTACGGGAGCATTGGGAGTTTTTTATGATTTTCAATTTTATGGGACCCATTTCTTAGGGAATGGAATCAATTTTATATCCAACAGTACCTTTTTAATACCTGGGTGTAAATGCTTTTGTATGGTATCAATAAATACCTTAGAGAATGGATCAAGTGGCTTCAAGAAGGCTGGTAATGTTATCTTTGATAAGCGCTCACGCATAGCATCCTTTTCTTGGTGTATGTGTTTCTTTTCTTCCTCAGTTACACCCTCTTCTGTAAGAATTGATAGTGTTTCGGCATCTGAAAGAATACCATACAAACGACCAAAATCAGAATTAAATATCTTATCACGCAAGTTTTCTTGAATGGTGACAGCATCATCGGCCTTTGCTAGAAGGTACATTCGCTTTGCTACCTTCATCCAATTCTGCTGTGACGCAAAGATTAACATTGATTCTTTTATGTTCTTGCGTATGGCTTCAGGATTATCTTCAGCAATAATTCTACTTTTTATTTTAAATCTATACAACATTTCGCAATCAATAAACCGCTCGTTATCCCAGAAGACCAAATCAATCTTAAAAATGGTAGGTTGTAACATAGCATTTTCAAGTGATAAGGTTGTTCCATCTCGCAACTTCACAAATCCTACCGCTATATCTTTTGGTGTCCACCTTACAATGCCAAATCGCAGTTCCTTCTGGGCTACCAGGAATTCAAGACCTGATGGATGTGGGACGAGTAGTTTGAGTGCCTGGTCGTATTCCTCTTTTGTTATGATTTTTCTGGAGAATAGATTGGATACCTTTTCCCTGGACTCGTACGCATTATACCCTAATACCTTCCCTTTGGTGAAATGACCGTTTGAGAGGATATTCCATTCTGGGACGATACCTCCTTTTATATCACCTATTCGTACGTTTGACATCTTCCCTAGAAGCCTTAACCGTTCCCTTATGATCCGTGGGTATTCAGGTTTCCACTGGGATGTATCTATAGCATCTATATCTGCTGAATACAAGACGAGGCGATCAGAGGCGGAGCCAAGGATTTCTGGGTCCCCTGATAAGCTCAGGAGTGTTAGAACCTTGACTGTTGGTTCTGTGAAATGCTCTGGGTATTTTGCCTTATACATTCTAGTAGAGATTTAGAAAAAAGAAGGCTGTAAAAAACACGGGAGGTTATGGCCTTTTTTTGGAACAACTTTCTATAGAAAAAAATATTTTCTAGTGTCCTCCATAAAAAAAAATAATATTTTACTTTTTGATTTTTTTGACCCCTAAAACCCCCCAAACCTCCCGTACTCCTTACTTTAATCTTGTTGATAATTACATGCTAGCATTCATATCATCATATAATTTATTTATATTTTTTATATCTTCAGTCATATCTTCAACAGTATTTATCTCTTGTACTTCTGTTGGCTTCTTGGTAGTCATATGGAGTACACGGCGAAATACGGGTACATCACCTGCCTTCGCTTGTACCTGGTCTTTGACTCCAGCATCTTCCACAGCCTTTTGGAGGGTAGCAAGAGTAGCACCCATTTTCTGATACCGTTCCCATAATTGTGTTCGTAGTGTTACCTGATGCTTCCGCACCTTCAGGTATTCAGCAGGTACAACCGTTGGTACAATCGCAGGTACAGTCGCAGAAGCCCTCTTAGTCTTTATCGCAGGTGGAGCATCCTTCTTTTCCTTTTTTGCCTTCATTTCTGTGATTTTGTCATCCAGTATTTTTTGACATGCTTCATCATTCTCAGCCTTCTTGAGTGGGAAGGTATGATTAATCATCCTGATATATTCCAGTTCCTCATTGGTACCATTTACGGTCCCATCCTCGCACCATTTTCGCAGGTTCATCTTTGTACCTTGCCAGTGTTTCTCCATGTATTTCTTCGCTGACGTGAGTTCTTTTATGATACGATCATAGTCAACGGTACGCTTTGTTTCTGGCTCTGAAACTGACATCTTCTTACGTAACGCCGCCACCGTACTTTCGTACGGTGGTCATCTGCGATAAAGGGGGGGGTATCTGCGATAAAGGGGGGGGTC